GTGGGCCGACGAGGCGCTGGCCTACAACAGTCTCGTGATCGCCTGGCCGGAACTCTCCAGGCTTGCCCTTTCCGCCCGAGTGCGGCAACCTCAGACCCAATCGGACCTCTTTTCATGATGGACCCTGACCTATGGCCGTGAGCAATCGAGAACGTGTCGGCAAGGGGCTGGACCTGCTCGCGGCAGGGCTGCGGCCGTTCGTCGAGCGCGAACTGAAGTCGCACCTGGGCGACAACTGGCAGAACGTCTTGCCGGAAGCCGGCAACCGCTCCCGCGCCAAGTCGCAGGCCGCCAACCTGGACGATCCGGCCACGCTGCTGGGCGTCCTGTGGGACCAGTGGAACGCCGTGTTCCGCGACGTGCTCGGCCCGGCCGAGCGGAGCATCGTGAGCGAGTTGCGCGGCGTGCGCAATCAATGGGCGCACAACGAGCAGTTCACGAGCAACGACGCCATCCGGGCGCTGGATTCGATGGAGCGGCTGCTCAACGCCGTCTCCGCCGCCGACGCCGCCGGCGAAGTCGGCCAGATGCGCATGGACCTGATGCGCACGATGTTCGACGAGCAGCGCCGCTCGGAGATGCGGAGAAGATCCGCACAGCCCACCGAGGGCAAGCCGCAGGGCGGCCTCAAGCCGTGGCGCGAGGTCGTGACGCCGCACCCGGACGTGGCCAGCGGCCGGTATCAGCAGGCCGAGTTTGCCGCCGACCTGTGGCAGGTGTACCAGGGCGAGGGTTCCGACGAGTACAAGCACCCGACGGAGTTCTTCCGCCGGACGTTCATCACCGAGGGTCTGCGCCGGCTGCTGTCGCAGGCTGTGCTTCGCCTTTCCGGCAAGGGAGGCGACCCCGTCGTCGAGCTTCAGACCAACTTCGGCGGCGGCAAGACGCACTCGATGCTGGCGCTGTACCACCTGTTCTCCGGCGCATCACCGGCCGACCTGCCCGGTGCCGAGGAACTGGTCAAGGCTGTCGAAGTGCCGCTGCCCAAGAGTGTTCGCCGCGCCGTGTTCGTCGGCACGCAGATTTCGCCCGGCAAGCCGCACAAGAAGCCCGACGGTACGACCGTCCGCACCCTCTGGGGCGAGATCGCCTGGCAACTCGGCGGCAAAGAGGGCTACAAGCTCGTCAAGGAAGACGATGAGCGCGCGACGAACCCCGGCGCCACGATGACCGAGTTGTTCAACAAGTACGGCCCCTGCCTGATCCTGATCGACGAGTGGGTCGCCTACGCCCGCCAACTTCACGGCACGGCCGACCTCCCGGCCGGCACGTTCGACACACAGTTCACCTTCGCCCAGGCGCTCAGCGAAGCGGCCAAGGCCGCGAAGCACACGCTCCTCGTCGTGAGCATTCCCGCGTCAGAAAGTCCGCACCAGCGCGCCGACCGAGCCGTCACGGATATCGAAGTCGGCGGCGAGCGCGGACGAGAAGCGCTGGCGCGGCTCAAGAACGCCGTCGGCCGCGTCGAGGCCTCCTGGAGGCCGGCTAGCCCGGACGAGGGATTCGAGATTGTTCGCCGACGGCTCTTCCAGCCGCTCTCCGGCGACCAGTTCGTCGCCCGCGACGCCGTGGCGCGCGCCTTCGTCGATTGGTACGGCACGCAGCAGCAGGAGTTTCCGAGCGAGTGCCGGGAGGCCGACTACGAGCGGCGCATCAAAATGGCCTACCCGATCCATCCCGAGATGTTCGACCGGCTCTACAGCGATTGGTCCACACTCGACAAGTTCCAACGCACGCGCGGCGTGCTGCGCCTCATGGCGACGGTGATCCACTCGCTATGGGAGCGGCAGGACAGCAACCTGCTCATCATGCCCGGCAACGTGCCCGTCGATGATCCGATCGTGCAGTTCGAGCTGACGCGATACCTGGAGGATCAGTGGATTCCGGTGATCGAGAAGGACGTGGACGGGGCCAACTCGCTGCCGCTGGCGCTCGACCGCGACAACCCGAATCTCGGTCGGTACTCGGCAACGCGCCGGGTCGCCCGGACCATCTACATGGGCTCCGCTCCGACGATCCGGGCCGCACACCGCGGAATCGACGAACGACAGATCAAGCTCGGTTGCGCCCAGCCCGGTGAATCGGTCGCCACGTTCGGCGATGCACTGCGGCGGCTGACCGACAGCGCGACGTACCTGTACGTGGACGGCAAGCGCTATTGGTACTCCACACAGCCGACCGTGGCGCGACTGGCCGACGACCGCGCCGGCCAGTTGAGCGACGACCAGGTGAGCGACGAGATCGTCAAACGACTGCGGGAGCAGGCGCGAACGCGGGCGGACTTCTCGAAGGTCCATGCCTGCGTGCCGAGCAGCGACATTCCCGATGATCGTGAGGCGCGCCTCGTCATCCTCGGGCCGGATTATCCGCACACGAACAAGAACGGCATCAGCGCGGCCCGGAAGGAAGCCGCGGCGATCCTCGAAGCACGGGGTTCATCGCCGCGTAACTACAAGAACACGCTCGTTTTTCTCGCCCCGGATATCAACCGGCTGCGCGAACTGGAGCAGGCGACTCGGCAGTACCTCGCCTGGTCGTCCATCTGGGACGAGCGCGTGCCCCTCAACCTCGACCAGTTCCAGACGCGCCAGGCCGAGACGAAGCGCAAGGGCGCCGACGAGGCGGTCGATTTGCGGATTACCGAGGCGTATCAGTGGCTTCTCGTTCCCAGCCAGGCCGACCCGAAGGGCGAGCCGTCATGGACCGAGTTGAAGCTCCAGGGGCAGGAGAGCCTTGCCGGCAGGGCCGCCAAGAAGTTGAAGAACGAGGAAGCACTGCTCGTGCAGATGGGGGCGGTGCGGCTGCGTACCGAACTCGACCGTGTGCCGCTGTGGAGCGGCAACCACGTCGGCGTGAAGCAGCTGGCCGAGTACATGGCCCGCTATCTCTACCTGCCACGGCTTCGTGACGAGAACGTGCTGTTCGCCGCCATCCAGGAGGGCGTCGCCAGCCTGATGTGGCAGAGCGAGACGTTCGCCTATGCCGAATCGTGGGACGAGCAGAAGAAGCGATACCAGGGCCTCCGCGCCGCAACGACGATCCGCGTCATCGCGGACGACCGGGCCGTGCTGGTCAAGCCGGACACCGCCGCCGCCCAGCTCGCGGCCGAGCAGCGAGCGGCTGCCGCCGGACCGACAGTAGCGGGGCCTGCTCCCGGCGTTCCCGTCTCCGCTGGCCCGCCCAACCCGGACGGGTTCGACCCGGCTCCGGTTTCCCCCGGCGGTACACCGGACGTGGCGGTGCCCGCCGCGCTGGTCCTGCGCCGCTTTCACGGCTCGGTGAAGGTGGACCCTCTTCGCCTGGGCCGCGACGCGGCCCGCATCGCCGAAGAGATCGTCCAGCACCTGACCGGCGTCGTCGGGGCCGAAGTGGAGATCACGCTCGAAGTCAGCGCACGGCTGCCCGAGGGCGCGTCAGACAAGACCGTTCGTGACGTGACGGAAAACTGCCGGACCTTGAGGTTCACTGACTTCGGTTTCGAGGAGGAGTAGCCTGATGCCGACGACGAACCTGCCACTGGAAGTTGACCTTCAGGGTCGCGTGACCAACATGCGCCTCGCGCCTTCTAACGCTATGCGGTCGCTCTACGAGGCTATTGTCAACTCGATCCATGCCATCCTCGATGGCCCCGAGCCCACAAAGGGAGTCATCACCATTCGCGTGCTCCGCGGCACCGGACAGCAGACCCTCGACGGCACTCAGCAACCGGGACCTGTGATTGGCTTTGAGGTACATGACAACGGCATCGGCTTTGATGATGCCAACTTCGCTTCATTCCGCCGCTCCGACTCTATGACAAAGGCCAGGTACGGTGGCAAGGGTGTCGGACGATTGCTGTGGCTCAAGGTCTTTGAGAGCGTTCGCATTGCCAGCGTCTTCCGAGACGGCGATGCGAACAAGAAGCGCGAATTCTCATTCTCCACTGAGGGGATCGTCGGCCCCACTCTCTCAGCGACAACCGAACCCCGTGGCACGGTTGTCACCGTCAGGAATCCATTTGACAATTACAAGCCCGCGTTGCAGCACGAGCCAGAGACGATCGGCATTTCCATCATCGAACATTGCCTTGAGTACTTCATCGCCGACAATAAGCCCCGAATCCATTTGACCGATGCAGATGCCGGCTATGAGGCCGACTTGGGGCGCTTGTTCCAAGATGAGTTGAAGTCGGAGATTCAACGCCATGACTTCTCCGTCAACGGTACGAGTTTCAGGATTACTCATCTGCTGGTTCGAGGACGCAAGAACTCCAGACACGCTCTTCACTTCTGTGCTCACTCTCGGCGAGTGAAAGACGAACCGCTCGGAGGTAAGATCCCCGGCTTATCTGGCGGCCTGCGGCCTCCCGGAAGCACAGAGGATCTCGCTTACCAGGGATATGTATCGGGACAGGTGCTTGATGGGCTCGTCGATGCTGAGCGGGGGAGTTTCGACTTTGACGGGCTCTTCGCGTACGACCCTACCAAACCTCCCAACGGTACCGTCAGTTTTGCTTCGCTACTTTCCGAAGCAACGAACAAAGCAAGGGAGTTTCTCCAACCCACTCTCGAACCGATTCTGGCTGCGAATGAGGCTCGAATTCGGAACCAAATCGAGACTGCGTACCCGCAGTATCGTTATCTGCTCAAACATCGAGCGGAAGAAGTTGTTGCAATCCCACCAGGCGTGGAGGGTCGTGACCTTGATCTGGCTCTCTACAGGATCGAGCAGAAACTCGACGGAGAGAGTCGTGAGGCCCTAAACCAAGAACTGTCCGAGGCTCATGATCCCGACGAAGCGCCGGACGATCGGCGTGCGAGGCTGGACAAGCTGCTGGAACAACTCAACGACTCGGGCATGTCTAAACTGGCACGTCACGTCGCGTATCGCCGTGCCGTCATCGAGTTCTTGGAGGATCAGATCGGGTTGCAGAACAGCGGCAAGTATTCACTGGAAGAAGCAGTTCACGCAGCCGTGTGTCCCACGAAGACATCCTCTGAGGACATATCGTCAGCGAAGATGAATCTGTGGCTGCTGGATGACCGGCTTTACTTCCACTACTACCTCGCGTCGGACATGCCCTTCAGGGACATGAAGGAAACCGTCCGTCAGGAAAGTGAAGATCGCCCCGACTTGGCCATCTTCCATCGGCCAATGGCCTTCAGTGATTCGCTGGACCAGATCGGCGCCGTTGTGCTGGTGGAGTTCAAGAGACCTGTTCGCGATGACTTCAAGATGGATGACCCGGAGAAGAACCCGGTGAGTCAGGTGTTGAAGTATGTGGCTACGCTGAGGTCGGGCGAAGGCCGGCGGTCCAAGGGCCAAGCCATCCACATTCGGGAGAACACGCCATTCTACGCCTACATTGTCGCTGATTTCACGAAGACACTGCGTGGAATAGCGACACGCGAGGATTTCACGCCAACACCGGATGGTGAAGGCTACTTCCGCTTTTTCCGCAACTACAACTGCTACGTTGAGATGCTCTCGTTCCAGAAGATGATCCGGGATGCCAAAAAGCGTAACCAAGCCTTTTTTGACAAGCTCAATATCCCTTTGCACGATTGACCAGCCCGCAGTTGAACCGGTCCGAGTGTCTTGATGGAGCGTGAAGGACCCCTTCCCCGGCTACAGGCCTCACCCTCTGCCTTCCTCCACGAACTGGCCTACGCCCGGCGTTCGTATTCCTCGATTTCTTCCTTCAACTGCTGGTGAAACGACTTGAGGGGGTCGATGACTCGCTTGATTTCCGCTGCGGTCAGGCCCGCGCTCCGCAGCCGCTCCTCCTGCTCGTGAATGCGCCGCTCGGCCGCCGCCACGCGTCCGCTTGTCGCCCGGTACTCGTCATCGCTTCGGATCATCGCGGTGCCTCGTCAACCCCGTGCCGGTTCGACCGTCAGCGACAGCCCGAGCGCCTTGGTGATCGCCATGATGGTCGAGAAACGCGGATTCCCCTTCGGCGAGAGGGCGCGATAGAGGCTCTCCCGCTCGATGTTGGCCCGCTTGGCGACCTCCGCGATACCCTGCGCCTTGGCAATGTGCCGAAGGGCGATGAGCAGCACGCGCGGCTCGTCGCTGTCCTCCAGCGCGGCCTTGAGATACTCGGCCGCGTACTCGGGATCTTCGCGGAGTTCCCTGATGATCGCCTCTTCGTGCGAGATGCTGGCCTTGTGCTTCATGATGCTGTCGTCCTTCGCCTGTAATCCTTCAGGAACTCCGCCGCCCTGCGAATGTCCACCGCCTGCTTCCGCTTGTCGCCGCCGCAGAGCAGCAGAACGACCTCGGCGCCGACCATCGCGTAGTACACCCGGTAGCCTGGCCCCCAATCGACCCGAAGTTCCCAGACCCCTTCGCCCACGGGCTTGCAGTCTCCAAAGTTCCCGGCCTCCAGCCGGGCGATGCGGGTCGCCACCTTCGCCCGCGCCCGGGCGTCCTTGAGGCTCGCCAGCCACTCGCCAACGACATCCTTGCCCGTCTCGGTGAGGTAGCGGCGTATTTCCATCGTCCACCCAAGTGTAACCTATAAGTCACAAGCCGTCAAGCCCAACCCGCCCACGGGCGGACCACGCTGATGGAGCGGGAGACGCGGCCCCTCTCCCGCTCCAAGCCTCACCCTCTACCCCCCACGAGCAGGTTTCTCGGCCGATCCGAATAGCACGCCAATCACAGCAGAACGTGCGGCGAATAGGGCCGGTATTCGCCGCATGCTGTCCACGGTTCCACGGAAACGCCATGCTGGCAAGGTCGATAGACGGCCCCGCCGTGGCGCGGACTGAGCGCCCGTGACCTGTCGGTCCTTGCCCCTGGCCAGCCCGGTTTCACCGTTTCACGCCCTCCCGCCCTATGCCGCCTGGCTGAACCTCAGCCAGAAGACTGCCCGCAGGGACTCCAGAATCAGCGTTCTCTCGCTCTCCGGGCGGTTGCGGTGACGGGCATAGCGAGCCCCCGCTATTGCCCGGGTCGTCCAGAAACTGGGCGACCCACCCGTTAGAAGTGAACGCCCCGACCGTAAGGCCGGGGCGTTTGCGTTTCCGGGCCGCGTTTTGCCGAGTCTCTCGACATGCCCCACCGACGGAAGTCTCACCGACTTGCGCGGTGAGACTCACGGGGCGCGGCATCTGGCCTGTGAGGACGCTTCCAAACCCAAAAAGTCTCAGAGTCTCTGCGTCTCACCCGGCTCGCCGTTATAGCCGTGACTCGACATCTCGTGGGTCGGCAACACGTGGCGGGCCCAGCAGGGGCGACGGCGATTTCGAACGCAAACTCGATCCGTGTGATGCCAACGCATCGACGCGCTTCGCGTGAGCGCTGCAGCGAAGGTGGTGGCGATCCCAACGCGCAACTCGAATCAGATCGATCCCTCGCATGCCCAGTGCGGACAGCCCGCCTCCGCGTGGCGTATGTAGCCGGGGAGAAGACATGCCTTGCCTTCTCGCCCCCACGCCACCTCAATCGTCCGACGACGAGCCGGGAGCACCGCCGATGGTTGCCAATGACGATGACGCCAATCTGTCCGCCGACCAGCGCCGCCGCGAGGTGATCGCCATCCTCGCGACGGGCGCGATGCGATGGCACCGCCGCGCCAAGGCTACGGGCCTTGTTGTTAACGCGGTTGCAGCGACCCCCGACGCCCCGAAGTCGGAGCATCAAGAAGAAGCGGACATCAAACTTGAACTGGGCGAGGAAGCCGGCCTCAGTGTGTCTGACCGTACCGCGCGTTAGCGGTGCGGGCATCTGGAGACTTGCCCATGACGACAACCGTTTCGAAGAACCTCGCGGCGCTGGAAAAGATGACGATCGGCGAACTGCACGATCGCTACGCCGAGCTCTTCGGCGAGCGGATTCAGAGCCGCCATCGCATCTACCTCGTCCGCCGCATCGCGTGGCGCATCCAGGCCAACGCCGAAGGTGGCTTGTCCGAACGAGCCCGTGTCCGAGCGGCCCAACTCGCCAACCCGACCGACGTGCGGCGTACGCCGCCCAAGTGGGCCACGCTCGGGGAGGCCCCCAAGGACGCCAAGAAGGTCGCCCTCGCCGCCACGGCGGACCCACGGCTACCACCCGCGGGAACGGCGATCGTCCGGGACTACCGGGGCCGGACGGTGCGGGTCGTGGTGCTGGCGGACGGGTTCGAGTTCGAGGGTGAGCGCTACCGCTCCCTGTCGGCGATCGCCAAAGCGGTCACCGGATCGCACGTCAACGGATTCCGGTTCTTCAACCTGGAGGGCCGTCGATGAGCAGAGGCACCCAGAACGGAAAGCACGCCGCCCCTCCGCCTCCGCAATGTCGCTGCGCGATCTACACCCGAAAGTCGAGCGAGGAGGGGCTCAAGCAGGAGTTCAACTCCCTCGACGCCCAGCGTGAGGCGGCGGAGGCGTACATCGCCAGCCAGCGGAACGAGGGATGGTCGGCGCTTGCCGATCGATACGACGACGGCGGATTCTCCGGCGGCAACGTCGATCGGCCCGGCCTCAAGAGCCTGATGGCCGACATCGAGGCGGGCAAGATCGACTGCGTGGTGGTCTACAAGGTGGACCGCCTGTCCCGGTCGCTGATGGACTTCGCGCGGCTCATGGAGGTCTTTGATCGCCACAAGGTCTCGTTCGTCTCGGTTACCCAGCACTTCAACACGACCCATTCGATGGGCCGGCTCACGCTCAACATCCTCCTGTCGTTCGCTCAGTTCGAGCGTGAGATCATCGGCGAGCGCATCCGGGACAAGATCGCGGCGGCGAAGAAGCGGGGCAAATGGGGCGGCGGTCCGCCGCCGTTCGGGTACGACGTCGACCGCTCGAACGGAAGCCCACGCCTCGTCGTCAACCCGGCTGAGGCGTCGCGGGTTCGCCACATCTTTGAGCGGTACCTCGAACTCGGGTCGTTGCTGTCGGTCGGTGAAGATCTCTGCAAACGCGGCTGGAAGACCAAATCGTGGCGAACGAAGGCTGGGGTGATTCGTGGCGGCGTGGAATGGGACCGGCACTCAGTGTACTGCACGCTGACGAATCCGATCTACATGGGCAAGGTGGTCCACAAAGGCGAAACGTACCAGGGTCAGCACGAGGCCATCGTCGAGGAGGAGACGTTCCGGCGTGCTCACGTGCTGATGCAGAAGAACTCACGGACGCGCGGCAACGAACTGAGAAACCAGTTCGGGGCGCTCCTACGCAAGCTGCTGTACTGCAAGGGGTGCGGCAGCGCGATGGTTCACACCTTTACCCGGCGTGGGAACAAGGCGTATCGGTACTACGTCTGCTGCAACGCCATCAAGAAGGGCCGCGCTCGTTGCCAGAGTGGTTCGCTGCCCGCCCTTGAGATCGAGAAGGCGGTCGTCGAACAGATCCGGTGCGTCGGCCAGGACCAGAGCGTCCTGGAGGAGACGCTCTCGGTATCGCGGGCTCAAGCAGACGCTGCCATCGAGCAGTTGGACGCCGAGCTGCGCATCGTCAACCGTGGTCTGGGGCGCAATCACGCCGAGATCCGCCGCCTGGCAACCAGCGAGCCAGCGTCCTCCGCGTCCGCGGGCCGCATCACCGACCTCAACGACCAGATCTGCGAGGCGGAGCGGCGGGCCAGCGAGATTGGGGCCGCCGTAGAACGCCACCGAGCGGAAGTGCTCTCAGCCGAAGACCTCCACGCTGCGTTTGCCGACTTCGACAACGTCTGGACCGCGCTCGCGCCCCGAGAGCAGGTCAGGATGCTCCAGTTGCTGATCAACAAGGTGGTATTCGACGCCCTCGACAGCAGCATCGAGGTGTCGTTCTACCCGTCGGGCGTGAAGGCGCTGGCGGGCGGGGCAGCAGAAGGACCGGAGGCACAGGCATGATCACCGTCAAGACGAAGGTCTTCTTCAACCGCGCCGCACACGGGCGCAAGACGATCGACACGAAGCCCGCCGCGCGCGTGGCCGTGGACCCCGGCCGCGTGCCGCGGATATCCCGCCTGATGGCGCTGGCCATCCACTTCGACGAGATGATCCGCGCCGGCAAGGTCGCCAATATCTCCGAGATCGCCCGGCTGACGCACGTCACCCAGCCTCGGATCACCCAGTTGATGAACCTCTGCCACCTCGCGCCGGATATTCAGGAGGAGATTCTGTTCCTGCCGCTAGTAATGAGTGGGCGCGATCCCGTCCACGAGCACATGCTGCGCGACGTGGCCTGCGTGATGGACTGGATCGAGCAGCGGCGGCGATGGGGATCGCTGCCGCGCCGCTGACAACTACTTCTTCTTGTTGTCGTAGCGACCCGTGTCACCGTTCCCCTTCTTGGGCATGATCTCGACCGACGACCCACGGGGGTTGGCCTTCGCCTGCTCGACGGACTTCAGGCGGCCCGTCTCATTGTCCCGACCGATCTTGAATCCCTTGGACTTCGACATAGCGGCTACTCCATTTTGACGCGGGCTTTCGGATCTACCCTGATCCGCTGGCTTTGACCCGCTGGTTATGATACCCTGTCCACGTTCACTGAACATGGACGGAGTACAAAATGGCCAAGCGGACCGCGAAGAAGCCGAAGGATGAAGCCCCGCAGAACGGGACGGCACAGCTCATGAAGGAGCTGTGGCAGGCCGCTGTGAACCTGCGCGGCTCCATCGAGCCCGCGGACTACAAGCGGTACGTGTTGCCCATCATCTTTCTCCGGTTCCTCTCACTCCGCTATGAGCGCCGCCGCGAGGAACTCGAGGGGTTGTTCGCGGACCCGAAGAGCGATTACTTCACCAAGGACGCGAAGGCCCGCGCCCGTATCCTGGCCGACGCCGACGAGTATCGCGCCGCGGGTGCTTTTATCGTCCCCGAGAAGTCCCGCTGGTCGTACATCCTCCAGCATGCCCAAGCGGACACGATCAAGAGCATCCTCGACGACGCCCTCGAACTTCTGGAGAAGACTTACCCTGACAAACTCCGCGGCCTGCTGCCCCGCATCTATGCGGGCTCGAACCTTGACCGCGAGGGCGTCACCGGGCTCATCAATCTGTTCTCGAAGGACATCTTCAAGCAGGACCACGGCGGCGAAGATTTGGTCGGTCGCGTCTACGAGTACTTCATCGGCGAGTTCGCCAACAGCGAGGGCAAGCGCGGCGGCGAGTACTTCACGCCCGTCTCCATCGTCCGCACGCTCGTCGCCATGCTCGAGCCCACCGACGGCGTCGTATACGACCCCTGCTGTGGCGCTGGCGGCATGTTCGTGCAGTCGGACGTGTTCACGAAGCACTCGGGCCGCCTGTCGTTCATCGGCCAGGAAAGCAAGGACTTCACGTACCGGCTGTGCCGGATGAACCTCTTCATCCACGGCATCGACGGCAACATCCAACTCGGCAGTTCGTACTTCAACGATCTGCACGCCGACACGAAGGCCGATTACGTCATCGCCAATCCCCCCTTCAACGACGGTGCGAAGGGCGAGGACGGCTGGGGCGCTCACCGCATCACGAGCAAGGACCCACGGCTGGACTTCGCCAAGCGTGCGGGCGAGAACGGCCAGGGCCAGCCCATGCCTCTCTCGCCGCGCAACGCCAACACCATGTGGATGATGCACTTCCTGCATCACCTCCGTGAACCGGATGGAAAGAAGCACGCCGGAGGTACCGCCGGTTTCGTCATGGCCACCGGCGAACTCTCCAATGGCGAAGTCGCGCGCCTCGAAGTCCGTAAGGCGATGGTCGAGCACGGGTACGTGGACTGCATCGTGCAGCTCACGGGCCAGCTCTTTGCTAACACGCAGATCCCGTGCTGCCTCTGGTTCCTGTCAAAGAACAGAGGCGGCGGAGGCGGCTTCCGCGCACGGAAGAACGAGATCCTCTTCATCGACGGCCGCAAACTCGGCGTGCTCATCCCCGGCTCGCGCAAGCAGAAACAACTGTCGGCGGAAGATGTCGAGAAGATCGCATCCGTCTATCGCGAGTTCAAGCGGAAGAGCACGCCCGCGGAGGTCGCGGGCTTCTGCAAGGCCGCGACGCTCGACGAGATCCGAGAGCACAACTACGCCCTGACGCCGGGCCGCTACGTCGGCGCGGCGGAGAACGATGATCCGGACGAGCCGTTCGAGGACCGCTTCCCGCACCTGGCGGCGACGCTTGATGAACAGTTCAAGCAGTCGGCGGCATTGGAGAAGCAGATCCGGGCCTCGCTGGGCGAGGTCGCTCTCGCGGCGGGACTGGACGGGGTGGGCAGTAACGGCGTGGCGACCATCGCGCTGAAGGGAGGCAAGCGTTGATCGGTCCCGCCGCGCACATTCTGCACTCCGGGGGGCGTCCACGCTTCGCGACGGCCCGCCGGGCGGACGCGACGGATCACCTGTCGCGTTGTCCGGGTCACTTGGCGAGCGCTCCGGGCGGGCTGGAAAACGCTACGGATGAGCCGTCGCGTCGTCCGGCTGAGTCGGACGGTCGTCCGGGTGAGCCGGAGGGAAGCGGTGACGGCGCACGGGGCCCCGGGGCGGCGCGCCGGGAGAGAATGGCCGCGCCGTGGAGGGGAATAGGTGGCGCACGGAACCCCGGACGCGGCACACGGAGGCGCGGGATTCGCCCACTGGCCCGCGCGGGCGGTGTTCATGCCTTCGCCGGGGAGGTGCCCGAGGGGCGGCCCCCCCACGCGCCCCTCTGGCATCAGCGCACCTGCGGATCGGAGGTGCTGCGTGGGTGAGCGAACGAATAACGGAAAGGCATCAACGGGCGAAGCCTTTGTCGGAACCTTCCGGATTCAGCACTTGATCGACGCGGGCGTTCTCGCGGTCGGCGACGGATACCGCGCGAAGAACATCGAGTTGGCGGCGCACGGAATTCCATTCGCTCGCGCCGGCAACATCGACGGCGGTTTCCTTTTCAACGACGCTGACTGCTTCCCCGAAGCCGATTTGCACAAGGTCGGAGACAAGATCAGCCGCCCGGGTGACGTGGTGTTCACCTCGAAGGGCACCGTCGGCAGATTCGCGTATGTATTGCGCGAAACACCCCGCTTCGTGTTCGCGCCGCAACTTTGCTACTGGCGCTCGCTCAATGCGAGCGTCATCGACTCCCGCTTCTTGCTCTATTGGATGCACGGCGAAGAGTTTTGGGAGCAGGCGGACGCTGTCAAAGGCCAGACCGACATGGCGGACTACGTCAGTCTCACCGATCAGCGCCGGATGTGGATCACCCTCCCCCCTCTCCCTGAGCAGCGGGCGATTGCTCGGGTGCTGGGGGGGCTGGACGACAAGATCGAACTGAATCGGCGGATGAACCGGACGCTGGAGGACATGGCTCGCGCTCTGTTCAACGACTGGCTTGAACGCATGGAGGGCGAGCTTGAGACGGTGACGACACAATCGCTGACCGACTCGGGCGTGCTCGTCATTGGCGACGGCTACCGCGCCAAGCGCAGCGAACTGCGACCGACGGGCCTCCCGTTCGCGCGGGCGGGCAACATTGACGGCGGATTTCAGTTCACAGACTGCGAGTACATGGGTGTTGATGGAGTACAGGCCGCGGGCGTCAAGGTGTCCCGGCCACTCGACTCGGTGTTCACGTCCAAGGGCACAGTTGGACGGCTTGCGCTGGTGTCGAAGAGCACGCCGACATTCGTATATGCGCCACAGCTCTGCTTCTGGCGCGCTGCCGATCCTTCACGTCTTAACCCGTTCGTCCTGCACCAATGGATGCACGGCGACGAGTTCGGCGAGCAGGTGGACATGACCAAGGGCCAGACCGATATGGCGGACTATGTCAGCCTGACCGATCAGCGGCGCATGCGGATCACACTGCCCTCACCGAAGCGACAGGCCGAAGTAGGGCGGCACCTGGAGCGTCTCTACGGCATGATGGATCAGAACACCACGCAGATCGGCACGCTTGCGGCGCTCCGCGAGTCGCTACTGCCCGTTCTCTTATCAGGCGAACTCCGCCTGCATCACGCATCGGCGGCCGTTGAGGAGGTACTCGCATGAGCCGATTCGGAGACTTTCCGAAGCGGATCAACGTACCGATCCCCACGGATGAAACCGGCATGGTCGGGCGTGAGTGCCCCAACGCTGAATGCGAGGGGTACTTCAAACTCCAGCCTGGAACGGGCCTGACGGGCGATGATCTCGACTGTGTATGTCCGTATTGCGGCCATCGGGGCAAGCCGGACCAGTTCTGGACAAAGGAGCAGATCGAGTACGCGAAGTCATACGCGTTCCGAGCCATCGGGGACATTGTGACCCGTCAGTTGAAAAAGCTGGAGTTCAACCACCCGCCGCGCGGCGCGTTCGGTATTGGCATCAGCATGACGCTGAAGGAAGGGCCACGCGCCCCCCTTCGACACTACCGGGAAAAGGCACTCGAAACCGAGGTCGTGTGCGACCAGTGCACTCTTCGGTACAGCGTGTTCGGGGTCTTTGGATTCTGCCCAGATTGCGGATGTCACAACTCCCGCCAGATCTTGGAGAAGAACCTGGACCTTGCGATGAAGGTGATTGAGTTCTCTCAAGCCGCGCCAACTCCCGAGATCACCGAGAATCTGGTTCAGAACGCGCTTGAAGACGTGGTCTCGTCGTTTGACGGATTTGGCCGCGAACTGCTGGGTGCCCACGCCGCGCGAGCAAACGATCCGAAGAAGGCGTCCAGCGTGTCGTTTCAAAGCCTGACTGGTGCGGACAAGTCGTTGCAGGCCTTGTTTGGGACGTCCCTTCAGACGCTGACGACGCCAGAAGAGTGGAAGCTCATGGTCCGCTGCTTCCACAAGCGTCATGTGATCGCCCACAAAGGCGGGGTGATTGACGAGAAGTACATCGAGCAATCAGGCGATGACACCGCGATCGAAAGGCGAAAGGTGCGTGTCTCAGCGGAGGAGGTGCGGATGCTCGTGGCTGCCGTTCGGTCGCTGGGAGATGGGTTGTGGCGGTACTTCACGCCGGCGGCCCGGTCGGCGGAGGTGCCCAAGTGAACGTGTTCATCTCCTACAGCGTGGCAGACGTTGACCTATTGCGCAGGGTGGCTCAGGTGATCGCGGCGGGTGGGGATAAGCCTCTGTGCTGGGACACCAGCAAGACGCCTGGCCACGAAGTCTGGCCCAGCATCTTCGGATGGATCGACGCGAGCGACCTGGTCATCGTCATCATCACAGATCAAACCGTGGCGCGGGCCATGTCCGTCGGGCAGGAAGTTGGGCATGCACGAGCCAAGGGAAAGCCGATCGTGCCGCTTGTCGCCGCGGGGGTCAGGTCAGAGAACCTCGGCTGTCTGAACGGGGTGATCTATCAACCCATCAGTCGAGAGAACATAAGTGATGCGCTCGCCGCTGTTCAGCGGGTTCTCGACGGGATGAAGATGCAGAAGGCCGAGGCGCAACGTCAGTTGCTCGTGGTCGGTGGGATCGTCGGTCTGCTGTGGCTGTTCGGCCAGAACGGGTAATCGAAGAAGTTACGCGATTCACGAGGTTAATGTGATTCCCAAGACGTTGGACAAGATCGAGGCCGCCGACATCCAGTCCCTCGTTACCAATGGTGACGAGGAACGCCGGACGATGGACTTCAAGCGCGACCTGCCGGGCAATACCGACAAGGACAAGAACGAACTCCGCGCGGACGTGACCTCGTTCGCCAACGCCGGCGGCGGCGACCTGATCTTCGGCGTGGATGAGGCAGGCGGTGTGGCCACGGCCGTGCCGGGGTTGCCCGGAGTCGATGCCGACGCGGAGATCCGCCGCATCGAATCCGTTATCCAATCCAGCATCGACCCGCGCGTGCCGGGCTTCGAGTCACGGGCCATCTCGATCCCGGGCAAGGGGCCGGTGATCGTCGTCCGCGTGCCCAAGAGCTGGCGTGGCCCGCACCTGGTCAAGATCAATGACACGTTCCGGATGTTCGGGCGCAACAGCAAGGGCAAGTACATCTTCGACGCCACGGAGATCCGATCGGCGTTCGCGCTGTCGGAGCAGTTGCCGGAGCGCATCCGGCGCTGGCGGGATGATCGTTTGGCGCGCATCATCGGGGGCGCTGGCCCGGTTGCACTCGGCCCGGGCGCGCTGCTGGTGATCCACGTCGTGCCGTTGTCATCGTTTGCCGCCGGCCAACAGGTGTCGGTCGAGGCCATTCAAAAGTCCTCGCAGCAGTTTCCGCCGCTGTGCGAGGGCGGCGGCGACACCCGCGTCAACATTGACGGCCTGCTCAAGTTCACAGGCGGACGTGCAGGCGCTCCGGGAGCCTCGTCGTACTGTCAGGTGTTCCGATCGGGCATCGTCGAGGGTGTCTCGGCGCGGGTAGTGAACACGTACGAAGATCGACCTCGCATACCCAGCACGTGGCTTGTGCAGAAGGTCGTCGAGAGTGTGAAACAGTACCGCGACGGGCTATTGGCCTCCGACGTAGCACCACCCTTCACCGTGCTGGGAACGCTGTCAGGCGCTAAGGGAGCGATCCTGGCCGTAAACCAGCGGTTTGTCGTTTGGGATCACTATCCCGTTGATCGCGACTTCGTGTCCTTGCCCGAAGCATTGATTGACTCCAAGGACAGCGATCTGCTGGAAGATCTGCGGCCGCTCTTCGATGGTGTGTGGAACGCCTGCGGCTGGGTGCGGTGTTTTGATTACAACGAACAGGGCAAGTGGGCACCTCCCGCCTGAGCACCAACGAAAGGACGTTTCGGCATGACGTGGCACGGCTCTGAATCCCAGTTTGAGTGGACGACCATTGAGCGGCTCAAGTCGCTCGGGTATGTCTATGTCCACGGGTCGGAGTTGGGCGCTGCTGCGAGGCCCGATGACTCAGAGGTCGTGCTCAAGGACCGGCTGCGGGCATTCTTCGTCGCCCGCTACGGGCGGACAGTCACTCGGCCCGATGGGCTGCCGGATGCGGCGATCGAAACAGCCGTCGCCAAGTTCGCACGGCCCGAGGGAGTGGACACGCTCCGCCGCAACGCCGCGCTGCACGCCATGCTTCGCGGGGGCGTGGAGATCGCGGTCGAAGAACCGGCGACGAAGACGACACCGGCAAACAAGCGCATCGCGCACGTCTACGCCGTGGACTGGGATACGCCGGAGAACAACGAGTTCTTGGTCGTGAATCAGTTACCCGTGCACGGTCCCGGCGGAAACGATCGTCGTCCAGACATCATCGTGTACGTGAACGGGCTGCCGGTCGTCCTGTTCGAGCTCAAGAACCCGTACGACGACCAGCCCACAGTGGCGGACGCGATCAACCAGATCGGCCACTATCGCCACGAGATCCCGCAACTCTTTGACCACAACGCGCTGTGCATCGCCTCTGACGGCGTGACCACGCTGCACGGGATGTGGACAGCGAACGAAGAGTGGTACGCGCCGTGGAAGAGCATTGATGGCACAAGCGTCGAGCGCGGCACCACCGGAAGCATGAAGACGCTGGTCGAGGGGCTGCTGCCCAAGGACCGGCTCTTGGCGTACATCCGCGACTTCATCGTGTTCGAGACGATCGGAGCCGCTGGGGGCAAGATCATCAAGAAGGGCGGCAAGTACCACCAGTTCTTCGCGGTGCGGATCGGGGCGAGGAAGATCCTGGAATCGGTAAGGGCGGGGACGACGGACAAACGGCTGGGCGTCATTTGGCACACCACCGGCTCGGGGAAGTCGCTGTCTATGTGCTTCCTGGTTGGGATGCTGCGGCGAGAGGCCGTGCTGAACAACCCGACTTTTGTGATTCAGGTCGATCGGACGGACCTGGACCAGCAACTGCACGACCAGTTCGTTTCGGCCCGCTCGCTGGTGGGCGACGTCAAGCACGCCAAGAGCGTCGAGGATCTTCGCGGCCTGCTCCAGACGCAGGGCGGCGAGGTGATCTTTACCACGATCGAGAAGTTCGCGCTGCGTGAGGGCGAGGCCGAGCATCCGGTGCTCTCGACGCGAGACAATGTGATCGTGATCGCCGATGAGGCGCACCGGAGCCAGTACGGGTTCACCAAGGGCTTTGCGCGCTGGCTCGGGGCGGCGCTGCCCAATGCGCGGCGGCTGGGCTTTACCGGCACGCCCGTCTCCTTCAGCGGGGCTGACACCGTCGAGGTCTTCGGTGACCTGGTCCACGTCTACGACATCCGCCAGAGCCAGGATGACAAGGCGACGGTGCCGATCTTCTACGAGCCACGGCAGATCAAGCTTCATTTGAACAAGACGGACGTGGATGGGGCACTGGCGGAGATTGTCGAAGATGCGCCGATCGATGAGCTCGAGAGAAAGAAGGGCCAATGGGCCGCGCTGGCCAAGGCGGCGGGCGCGAAGGAGCGGATAGAACTACTCGCGGCCGACCTGCTCGCACATTTCCAGGACCGGACGGCGACGCTCAAGGGCAAGGCGATGGTCGTCTGCATGATTCGCGAGAACTGCGTGCGGCTGTACGATGCGCTCAAGTCGCTGCCGGGGTGCCCCGAGATCAAGGTGGTGATGACCGGCGACCTGGGCAAGGACCCCGAGGCGTGGAGCAAGGCCGGGCACCTGACGACCAAACAACAGCGTGAGGCGATCAAGAAGCGGATGATCGACGCGGACGATCCGCTGTCGATGGTGATCGTCTGCGATATGTGGTTGACGGGCACGGACATCCCATGCCTGCACACGCTGTATGTGGACAAGCCCATGAAGGGCCACACGATGATTCAGGCGATCTCGCGTGTGAACCGCGTCTTCAGCGACAAGCCGCACGGGCTGATCGTGGACTACATCGGCATTGGCGATGAGCTGCGGGCAGCGACCGCGAAGTACTCAGCGGGTGGAGAGGATCACGGGAAGCCCGCGGGCGGGCTGGATGAAGACGCCCGGCCGCTGTTCGTGGCGGCGCTGGCCGAGGTGCGGTCGTTCCTCCCCGAAGGCGTGAATTACGGCGACTGGCGGCGGCTCTCGCCGATCGCGCTGGAGGACCGATACGCGGCGGTCTATGGGCATCTGACCAGCGACGACGACCTGCGGGACCAATTCTTGGACGCTGAGCTGCGGCTGACGAGCGCATTCCTTCTCGTTAAACACCTGGATGACTGCCGCGCCAGCGCCGACGAGGTGAACTTCTGTCAGCGGGTGCGCAAGCAACTCCTCAAGACGATTCGCGGGCGTGGCCCTACCAGAGACATCGAGAAGGCAGTGCGGGACCTGGTGGATGACACCGTCGAGAGCGAGGGCGTCGTTGACATCTTCAAGGCCGCGGGGATCACGCGGGCCGACATCTCGATCCTCGACGACCAGTTCCTTCAGACGTTCAAGGATCGGCCGCTGCCGGACCTTCGGCTCAAGTTGCTCGAGAAGCTACTTGCTGACGAGATCCACATGCGGGCCAAGAAGAACTTGGCCAAGGCGAAGACGTTCCGCGAACTACTCGAAGCGACGCTCCAGAAGTACCACAACCGGCTCATCGACGCGGCCGCGGTCATCCGCGCCATGATCGAGATCAAGAAGGACATGGAGGCCTCGGATCAACGGGCCGGACAGTTGGGCTTGGCGGAGGATGAGCTCGCCTTCTATGACGCAGTCGCCATCAACTACGAGAACGTGTACGGCGTGGACTTCCTGAAGGGCCTGATCCACGACGTTGTGCAAAGCATCAAGCGAAACCTTAAGGTGGATTGGACCGAGCCGCATCGAGAGGACGTGAAAGCCGCCGTGAGAGCGGCGGTGCGGCGTGTTCTGACAAAGCAGGGCGTGAAGGCTGAGGATTTCGATCGGCTGATGCCCGTGCTGATGGCACAGGCGGAGGCGTTGTACGCGGAGTGGCCGATCGCGGCCTGAGGAGTGATTTGTGAACGGACGACAGACATGAGCAAGAAGCAACCAGCCTTTGGCGAGTTCATTCGCGAGAAGCGGCTCGCGAAGGGTCACAGCCTGCGGAAGTTCGCGGAGCTCATCGACGTGAGTCCAACCTATCTCTCGCTCGTCGAGCAGGGCAAGGTAGAGAGCCCTCCTACTGCCGAGCGGGTGCGTCGTATGGCGGAGGTCCTCGGAGAGAACCCAGATGAGCTGATGTCATTGGCTGGTCGGATGCCTGAGGATCTTCGCGGAATCATCCAGAGCGAGCCGGAAGAGATGCCTCAACTGCTGCGAGCAGTCAAGGGTTTGACGGCAGACCAGTTGAAGGCTTTGGCTGCGCAGGCGAAGAAGATGCAGAAAGAGGAGAAGTAATGGGGCGACCGCCTGCCAAAGCCGAACGTGTGCCGTGGTTGCATGAAGACAAGATCGAGGCTGAGGCCGAGACGCTCTTCGGGCTGTGGCAGAAGGAGCACGGCGAGGTCCCTGAACCCCCGGTGCCCGTCGACGAAATGATCGAGCTGCAGCTCAAGCTGCGATACGAAATGGATGACCTTCAGAAGCGCTTCGGTCACGCGGATGTGCTGGGCGCGATCTGGTTCAAGGACCAGATCATCCGAGTCGACCGGAGCCTTGATCCCATCGAGCACCCACGCATGCTCGGACGCTACCGGTTCACGCTCGCCCATGAGATCGGCCACTGGCAGCTTCACCGAAAAGTCTTTCTCCGCGACGAGACACAGATGTCTCTGACATCCGCAGCGGATGCGCCCGCGTTCGTTTGCCGCTCGACCGACCAAGCGCGTGAAGAGGTGCAGGCGAACATGTTCGCGGCGTACCTGCTCATGCCGCGTGACCTCGTTCGCCGTGCGTGGATCAAGTGGCGGCGCGCCGATGACGTTGTGTGTGTGCTTGACCTCGACGCACCAACCTCACCCGGAAATTTGAAGACACAGCAGGACGCTGCGATGCAACGCTTCTCGAAGCCATTCGCTGAGCACTTCCATGTGTCTGCCGAGGCCATGAGCTACCGCCTGGAGGCGCTTGGGCTCCTCACTCGTGATCGATCCCTGTTTGGTTGAACCACAGTGTTCTTGTGCGCAGTGCGTTTACTGTTCACGGGACATGGACAATTGGAGGCCCTGAAATGGCCAAAGACTTTGATCCGCGTCGCATCCTCCGCAAGATCTCCAACTCGCTCACCCGCGTGTGCTTCGAGCGCGCCGGCGTGGTCGAGGGCATCCCTTGGGACGACCTGGGCGAGACCCAGGTCGAGCCCATCTTCGCCGCGTGGCAGAAGATGCCCGACGACAAGCGTCGGCTCGTTCAGCTCGTGCTCCAGGACATCAATGAACTGGCGGACGAGCGCGGCGTGAAGGTGCTGGTTGAGGAGATCCAGCGCATTGCGCCCGATCGCCTCGCCGAGTTCGAGGCGATTGTCGGCCAGGCCGACCGCGCGATGTGGACGTACCTCAACGTCAAGATGGCGTTCGTGGTCGCCGCCTATTTCGCACGGGCGGAGGCCCTCTCCACGGGCCGCTACTGGATCACGCGGAACAGCCTGCCGAAGGAGGCGATCGCGGTGGATGATTCCCACAAGGCGGCGCTGAAGGCGGCGCTGGCGGAGTTCTACTGGGATCGCCAGCTGCGCGGCAAGATCTGTGAGATCGAGCACTACACGAGGATCGGCGGCAGCGAGTACTTCTTTGCCTACCTCGACGACTACCCCGATGACCCGGTGGTCTTCGACGACACCGGGCATCTCGTGCGGAGCAAAGAGCGGCGCGTGTTCGACAACGTCTTCGTGTTCAACCCCAGCGATGGGACGCTCGATGTGTACGCCAAAGGCGGGAAGAAGGTGTACGAGCCCCTCCAGCAGAGGTTCTGCAAGGCCGTGCTTGGCGTTGACATCGGGCCCGCGGACCCGAAGCGCCCCACGTACGCGATTGATCACCTGCTCAAGCCGGACCGGAGGCTTCCGACCGATCCCAAGGATCGCATCGTTGCAGTCACCATCACCCGTGTGCGGGTGGAGCCGATCGACCGGCCCGGCGAGTACATCGAGCTCGGGCTCAACCCGGAGCGAGGCATTCACCGGATCGACCAGGCGATTGCCGAATACTTGAACACCCAGCAGCTGACGCCTGCACGGCTGCGGGTGAAGCAGATGTCGTTCGAGTTGCGCTTCTCAGCCGACGCGCGCCCCCGCCCGCTGAGGTTTAGCGTCAGCTGCCCCAACTCCTGCGACCTCAAGAGCAAGCCGGACGAGCTGCGCGCGATCGGCGAGCGGTGCCTGCGGCTGTGGGAGGTGACCCATGGGTGATCTCCTCTCCCGCCTGTGGGCGTGTTTCGACAGCAGCGAGCCTCTCTTTTCCGCCCGTGAGGTGGCATCATGGCCGGATGGGCAGGCCCAGTGGCTCCAGGAGCGCGGGGTGCTCTGCGCCACGACGTCCGCCTCGCGCGTGGGCTGTTCGTGCTGCCCTTCGGGGCATGTCGAGGATGTGCTCGAGGTTCCCGACGCCGACCCGCCTAGGTTCTTCATCGCGTGCCCGGAGTCGGTCACGGTCGAGGTTGATCCAGAAGCCCTGCGGCAATGGACGATCGACGGTGACGCCGTCGCTTCGCTCATCGCGGCGGCGCTTGGTCTTCAGGGACGTCCCACTCCGATCGAGTCTGGCCGTGTGTGGCGGCTCGGCACAACCCGATGGCAGCAGACTTCCCGTGAGGTGTTGCTGGCCCGGGGGCTCAGTGCCGATGATGCCGCCCGCATCGCAGCCCACGCGGGTCAGGCAGGTCGGCCCATTGTGCTGGTCAGCGGGCAGGAACCCCCATCCCACCTCTGGCCGGGCCGGCCACCGGGGTGTGTCGCACTGTCGCGTGTGATGTCGCAGGATGCGACAGGGCTGCAGGCGGATGGCGTACTGCTTCACGACCTGGTTCAAAAGGCCGACGAGCTTCAGGCGCAGGTGGAGCTCTTGCCCCTAGACCCAGCCGGCAAGAAGCGCGTATTGCGCCGGCAGGCCCAGGCTGCGGCAGCATCACACCAGCAGGACGAGGTACTGGTCGGCGCGTACCAGGCATGCCACTCGTACCGCGAGGCGGCGAAGGTTCTGTCGGCACGCCTGAAGACCAAGATCACCAAGGACAAGGTCAAGCGCGCCGTGGACCGCGCCGGCGGCCCCTCTGCCGTCATCAACGGAGCCAACAGCAACTCGGTGGTGCGGACTGTCGCGTCGCACCGACGCGACAAAGGTGGGAGATTCTGAAAATCGTGCAGTTGCCGTGAAAACAGGCCTCTGCGCGTTTTTCGACATCGATGGTGTGCGTCGCGGGGCGTTCAGAACCGCGACACCGGCCGGTGGGTCCGAGGGCCACGAGGGCCATAACCCGCCGGTCGCTACAAGCTCGTGAATGTCTGCGGCGTGCGCCGCGACGCGAGATTGGCACGGACGGGTGATGGCTCCGGCCCCGGAGGTCACCCGTGACCAACGGCGCATCACTGAACGACCAATACATCCGCACACTCATCCTGATCAAGGCTCGCAGCCTGATGAAGTCCCCGGCCTTCCGGGGCGTCGAACGCGACGACGTTCTGCGTGACCTGACGCTCATCCTCGCCAAGCGGCTCGGCCAGTTCGATCCCGAGCGGGCCCAGCTTCGCACGTTCGTGTCCCGCGTTCTGGACTCAGCCGCGATCACCCTGCTTCGGGCTCGCCAGCGCGAGAAGCGCTCCGGCGACCACGGCATGGCCTCCATCGAGAGGCTCCGGGAGAGCCAGACCACGGATCCGGTCACCGGCTCGGCAGCGGTCGGGGAGGCCGATGCGGCTCGCCGCCTTGGGCGCGAGGTTCGCTCCCCTATCGAGGACTTCCACCTCAGCGACTCAATCCGCGAGATCGTGGCAGCGCTGCCCCCAGATCTCGCCGACTTGTGCCGTGCGCTCCAGGAAGACTCCGCAGTCTCGACCGCTCGCGGCCTGGGCATCTCCCGCCGCCAGCTTCGCAATCGCATCGCCGAGCTCCGCGTGCGATTTGCCGCCGCGGGCTTCGAGACGTTCTGACCAAAGCGGACAGCGGCTCTGCTGACGGCGTATGTAGCCGGGGAGCAGCACCCCAGTGTGCAGCGAGGAGTTCACCATGACCACCGGCGTGTACCGCTTCACCCTCGACAAGGACATCGCCCTCACCGACGCGGAAGCCACGCTGCACTTGGCGATGATCGCCGCCGAGGGGCTCTTCGGCAACGCGATCGTCCGCATGGACGTGAGCTTCACCGCGGATCAGGACGGCCGAAGCCTGACCGTCGACGGCACCACGCCGGTGGGTGCAGCGGTTGTCCGCATGTTCACCTCGCTGATGCTCCGCGAGTTCGGCGAGGACGCCTTCATGGTTCGGCGCGTGAAGGCGTCCTCAACCGAGCCCACGGCGGCCGCCGCGTGACCGCACCACTTCCGCTCGTCCGCCTCGGACAAGGCGCGTTCACCCGCGAGATCTGGCCCCACGACCTCGATCCCATGTTCCGCAATCACGGAGATCCCATGCCCACAACCGCACCCGCAACCCCCCACACCCTCATGAACCAAATCAGCAAGGGCCGCAAGGCCCGTCCCCGCCGCGTGATGCTGTACGGCACGCACGGCATCGGCAAGAGCACCTTCGGCGCGATGGCCGAGAAGCCCATCTTCATCCCCACAGAGGACGGGCTGGCCGACATCGACTGCGAGTCGTTCCCGCTGGCTCGCAGCCTCGGCGAGGTGATGGCGGCGCTTGAGTCGCTGTACTCGGGCGACCACGACTACCGCACGGTCGTCATCGACAGCCTCGACTGGCTCGAGCGCCTGATCTGGGCCGAGGTGTGCGCCGACGAGAACGTCGAGAACATCGAAAAGATCGGATACGCGAAGGGCTTCTCGTTCGCCATCGACAAGTGGCGAGCCGTTCTCGGTGCGCTCGATGCGCTTCGCAGTGATCGAGGCATGACCGTCGTGCTCATCGCCCACGCGAAGATCGAGAAGTTCGAGAACCCCGAGACCGTGCCGTACGACCGCTACTCGCCGCGCCTGCACAAGCTCGCGTCCGCGCTTGTGCAGGAGTGGGCCGACGAGGTGCTCTTCGCCACGTACAAGGTCCACACCGTCAAGGTGGACGATGGATTCAACAAGGCCAAACACAACGGCGTTTCCACCGGCGAGCGGATCATCCGCACCGTCGAGCGGCCGGCGCACGTCGCCAAGAACCGCTTGGGCCTGCCCGAGGAGATTCCGCTCGACTACCGCGTCTACGGCGCGTTTGCCCGGGGCGAGAACCCGTTCGCCGAGGCGTCTGCACCTGCCACCACCTCCGACACCGCCGGCGCGGCCTGAGCGCCGTCGTCGTTGTCCATCCCTCATCCGTCCATCACCAATCGCAAAGGAACTGACTCATGGCCACGCTGAACAACTTTGATGCCAACCAGGTTGATCCGTCCGTCGCGCTCGATCCGCTCCCCGCGGGCAAGTACCTCGCCGTCATCTCCGAGTCGGAGCTCAAGCCGACCAAGACCGGGGGCGGCAAGTACCTGCAGTTGACATTCCAGATCATCGACGGCGAGTTCAAGGGCCGCCTGGTCTGGGCCCGCCTCAACCTCGAGAACAAGAGCGAGATGACGGTCAAGATCGCTCGCGGCGAGCTTTCGGCCATCTGCCGCGCTATCGGCGTGATGCAGCCGAAGGACTCGGTCGAGCTGCACAACGTCCCGCTGGAGATCAACGTCGGGCTGAAGAAGCGCGACGACAACGGCGAGTTCACGAACGTCATCAAGGGCTACGCGAAGAAGGGCGGCGGCGGTTCGCCGGTGAGTGCTCGCGCTCCCGTCGGCGTCGGCCCGGGGAGCACGCCGCCCTGGAAGCGCTGACCCCCCCAAGTCCATCTGGTCGCGTCCTCGAGCTCCCGTACCCGCCCAGTGTCAATCACATCTGGCGGCGGATGGGCTCCAGGACCGTGCTGAGCCGCGAGGGTCGGCGCTACCGCGCGAGCGTGTGCGCCGCCCTCGCGGCGAGGCGGGTCGTTCGGGTGAACGGTCGGCTGGAGGTGCGTGTCACGGTCTGCCCGCCCGACAACCGCCGGCGCGACCTGGACAACGTGCAGAAGGCCCTGCTCGACGCCCTGGCCAAGGGCGGGGCGTACCGCGACGACTCGCAGATTGATCGGCTGGTTGTTGAACGCGGCCCGGTGACGCCGGGCGGCAAGGTGCTGGTGGAGATCACGCAAATCAAACCATGAACCTTCGACCCTACCAATCCGAATCGATCGCTGCGGTGTACGAGCACCTGCGGACCCGCGACGACAACCCCTGCGTGGTCATCCCGACCGGCGGGGGCAAGACGCCGGTGATCGCGACAATCTGCCGCGACGCCGTCGGCCAATGGGGGGGACGCGTCGTCCTGCTGGCCCACGTGAAGGAACTCCTCGAGCAGGCAGCCGACAAGCTCCGCGTCATCGCGCCCGACGTGCCGATGGGCATCTACTCGGCTGGCCTCAGGCGCAAGGACCTCGGCTACGCCGTCACGGTCGCGGGCATCCAGAGCATCTGGAAGAAGGCGTGCGACCTTGGGCCGGTGGATCTGATCATCGTCGATGAGGCGCACATGGTCCCCGCCGAGGACGACGGGATGTACCGCCAGTTCATCGCCGACGCCAAGGTGGTGAACCCCAACGTCCGCATCATCGGGCTGACCGCGACGCCGTACCGCTTGAAGTCAGGCGCGATCTGCGCCACCGAGAACATCCTCAACCACGTTTGCTACGAGGTCGGCGTCCGCGAGCTGATCGTGCGGGGCTTCCTATCGCCGCTCAAGACCAAGGCGGGCCTGCAGAAGATCAGCACCGACGACCTGCACGTCCGCGCCGGCGAGTTCGTCGCCAGCGAGGTCGAGGACCTCATGGACAAGGAGGGGCTCGTTGATGGCGCGTGCGCGGAGATCGCGCAGCACACTAAGGACCGCAGCGCCACGCTGATCTTCTCCTCGGGCATCCGCCACGGGCAGCACATCGTGGATGTGCTCAAGACCAAGCACGGCATTGAGTGTGGCTTCGTGACCGGCGACACGCCCGACGGCGTCCGAGCCGCAATCCTCGGTCGCTTCCGCTCGGGCGAGCTCAAGTACCTGTGCAACGTGAACGTGCTGACGACCGGCTTCGACGCCCCGCACATCGACTGCGTGGCGCTCGTGCGCCCGACCATGTCGCCGGGCCTCTACTACCAGATGGTGGGCCGGGGCTTCCGGCTCCACCCGGGTAAGAACGACTGCCTCGTGCTGGACTTCGGCGGCAACGTGCTGCGTCACGGCCCCGTCGACGCGATCCGCATCGCCACGGATGATCGCGGCGACGGCGAAGCGCCCGCGAAAGAGTGCCCGAACTGCCAGGCCCTGATTGCGGCGGGCTACCAGACGTGCCCGCAGTGCGGCCACCAGTTCCCCGAGCCCAACAGGCAACAGCACGAGGCGAAGGCCAGCACCGAGGGCATCCTCAGCGGCCAAACCACGCGCGAGGAGCACCGCGTCAGCGAGACGACTTACCACGTGCACTACAAGCGCAGCGACCCCTCCGCGCCGCTGACCATGCGGGTTGAGTACCGCATCGGCTTCAACCGCTTCTTCCGCGAGTGGGTCTGCTTCGACCACACCGGGTACGCGCGGACCAAGGCCGAGGCCTGGTGGCGTGCCCGCTCTGTCGAGCCGGTTCCGGGCGGCACGGAGGAGGCGGTCGAGATGGCCAAGGCCGGTGCGCTCGCCCCGACGCTCTCGATCACCGTCGAGAAGAAGGCCGGCGACCAGTTCGAGCGCGTCACGCAGCACGTGCTCGGCGATAAGCCCCCGCGCCTTGACAGCGACGAAGGCCTGCCGGACCGGCCGCCGGAGCCCGCGGGCATGACGTACGGCATCCCCGAAGACGAAATCCCCTTCTGAACAAGGAGTACCGCATGATCACGATCACGATCGAAGAGACCGACAAGGACGGGCAGTTGCTCGGATGCCACGTGGCCTCCGCGCCCATCGACAAGAACGACACCAAGGGCATCGGCTCGCTGCTGGCGAGGAGCGTCGGCGGCCTGATGTACCACACCGAGGCCCGCGCGGAGATCCCGCTGCTGATCGCGGCCGCTGGCACGCACCGGGCCAGTTCATGCACGCGGGCGATCGGCCACGCAGCGGGCCTGGCCACCGGGACGTATGGCTTCGACCTGGCCATCAAGCCCGTCATCGAGATCGACCGCCTGCTGGACTACCGCGCCAGCAAGCGCGATCGCGAGACCGCAGCGCAGACGCTCAAGATCATGGGCGCCACCATCCGCCGCCGCGAGGACAACGAATAAGCGATGAGCGATGGCCCCTCCATTCTGCTCGAGTCGGCGCGCACGTACCTCGCTCGCGGGTACGCGGTCATCCCTGTGCCGGCGCGGAAGAAGATCCCCGTGCTCAAGGGGTGGACGGACCTGCGGCTCTCCGAGACCGACCTGCCGGCGCACTTCAACGGCACCGGCAACATCGGCGTGCTGCTGGGAGAACCGAGCGGGTGGCTGGTGGATGTCGACCTCGACTGCGAGGAGGCGGTGGCGCTTGCGCCCAAGTTCCTGCCGCCGACGGGCGCGATGTCCGGGCGGCCGGGCAAACCCGCGTCGCACTGGTGGTACATCTGCGAGGGGATCAAGACCCGCAAGCACCAGGACCCGGTGTCGAAGAAGATGATCGTGGAACTGCGGAGCACCGGGGCTCAGACGGTTGTCGGCCCGAGCATCCACCCCAGCGGGGAGCCGTACGACCCGCTCGACGGCGAGCCCGCCGTGGTCGACGCCGGGGAACTGGCCGCTGCTGTCGCGGCGCTGGCCGAGGCCGTCTCCGAGGCGCGGCACGGGCGCAGAGAAGCGATCGTTTCACAGCCAATGTCACTACGAAACGATCGCTTCCCAGCGGTCGACACATTGCTCCGGCGCGCCGCGGCGTACCTCGACCGCATCCCCCCAGCAATCTCCGGCTCGGGGGGGCATAGCCAGACGTACACGGCCGCGACCGCGATGGTGCACGGGTTCGGCCTCGATCCCGAGGCGGCATTCTCACTTCTGTGGGATCGGTACAACCCGCGGTGCGAGCCGCCGTGGTCTGAGAAAGAGCTGCGGCACAAGGTGACCGACGCCGCCAACAAGCCGCACGACCGTCCGCTCGGCTGGCTCCGCGATGCTCAGAAGGCCGAGGATCTGGGCGGCGTGGACCTATCGGGATTCATGGCAGCGCCGGCGAAGGCGAGCGAGGACACGGCCGCTCCGGACGAGGACACGCCAAGCGATCCCGGCCCGCTCCCCGAGCGCTACCTCGCCGTGCCGGGGTTCATCTCCGAGGTCATGGCGTTCAACAAGGAGACGGCGCACCGCTGGCAGCCGATGCTTGCGCTCGCCGGCGCGATGTGCCTGCAGGCAGTGCTCGCGGGGCGAAAGGTCCGCGACGAGCGAGGCAACCGCACCAACCTGTACGTCGTGTGCCTCGCGGGGTCCGGCTCGGGCAAAGACAATGCCCGGCTCATCAACAAGGCGGTGCTGTTCAAAGCCGGTCTCAACGGGCTCGAAGGCAACGAGGACCTCGCCAGCGACGCCGGGCTGGTCACGGCAGTCGAAGCCGAGCCCGCGATACTCTTCCAGATCGACGAGTTCGGGCGCTGGCTCCGCACCATTGGCGACCCGAAGAAGGCCCCGCACCTGTTCAACGTCATCTCCACGCTGATGAAGATGTACTCGTCGGCGCGGAGCGTCTTCAAGGGCAAGGCCTACGCCGACGCGAAGCGGAACAAGGTCATCGACCAGCCGTGCGTGTCACTCCTCGCGACGACCGCGCCCGAGCACTTCAAGCACGCGCTCACGCCCGACGCCATGAGCGACGGGTTCATGGCCCGGCTCATCGTGTTCGAGACCGGCGAGATGCCGCCGCGCGTGTGGCAGCCGGAGAAGGACCCGCCGCAAGCGATCGTGGACGCGGCCGCCTGGTGGGGCGCGTTCAACCCCGGCGGCAACCTCAGCCGCGAGCACCCCAAGCCCATCATCGTTCCGACGACCGACGACGCCCGCGCCGTGTTCAACCGCCTCGCGGCGCTCGCCGACATCGAGATGGAGCGGCCGCGCGAGGACCTGCGGTCGATCTGGGCACGCGTCGAGGAGAAGGCCTGCCGCCTGGCGCTGATCTACGCCTGCTCCAAGAACCGCGAGAAGCCGATCATCGACGCCGACGCAGCGGAATGGGCGTGCGGGCTGTCCGAGCACCTGACCCGTCGCGTGCTCTACCTCGCCCACGAGTATGTGTCGCAGGGCGAGTTCGACGCCAAGCAGAAGGCCGTGCTCCGCGCGATGCGGACGGCGGGCGGACGCATGACCCGGTCGCAGATGTGCCGTGTGACGCAGCACCTGACCCAGCGGGAGCGGGACGAGGTGCTTGAGAACCTCAAGGAGACCGGCCGCTTGAAAGAAGGGGTCGAGCCGACCGCCGGGCGGTCAAGGAGGGTGTATGAACTCCTGCCGTAGCAGGTCAGAAACGCGGGTTGGACGCGGCCACACCCTTCTTTCACATTCTTCACGCGCGATCTCTCGGGGCGGGGGGGCGGGCGGGAAGGGAGCAGAGAAGGAGGGGATGAAGAAAGTGAAAGAAGGTATCTCTCTCCTTTCTAGACCTTCCCCCACCCCTCCCCCGGCCCCCCGCCTCCCCACCGCAGCGCCCATGCAGGTCGTGTGCCAGGCCGCGCCTAGCGGGAGCCTTACAGCCGGAAGCCTTACGGGAGGGGAGGCGGATGGCGTTAGGTACTTCCCGGGCCAGATCGCGTGGCTTGGCCCGCGGGAACAGCCGCGCTTGGCGACAGAGTTTGTTTCGCCCGTCCGGGCGCGGGGACGCCCGGTGGCGGGGTTGGTACGCCGCCCCGCAAGGAACGCGACGTGGGCCAACGTGGGCGGACCCGTGGCCAACGGGCGCGGTCCGTAACGGGCGGGAATCGGGGC